GCTCTGTCTTGCCTTTAAGTTTTGCTTCAAGTACTAACATGGATTTAGTAAGTCTTATGCTGTATATTGTAGCATAGATTAATACAAAGCCGTCCTAGAAGGACGGGGTTTTAGACCCAATTTCCCGATAAAGTGTTTTGCATTGCGGCGGGCTGTGATACCGCCACGCTCTGCCAGATGCAGAGACGACTCCTTTTATTTTAAGCCCGTGGAGTCAGGGCTTTAGCGCAAGTGCTGAGGGATTGGTTTCCCTCAGCCCCTCTTTAACTGAGCAAATGCTAGCCGCCAACCCCGACAAAAGGACTTAGGATCGGCGATCGCCTCATCCTCTAATTGCACTAGCCCTGATTGGGCTAGGGCAATACGAATGTGCATCACATCGCCTGTCGCCTCTACCATCTTTACCGCATTGCCAACGCGGTGAATGTTGGCGCGAAATGTTGCGGAATCTTCCATGTTCCGCTTGGACGTTAATATATTAAGCAGCATAGATCAACTCCTCCTTTTTTGCTTCAATTTCGTTTTGCTCAATTAACGCTTGAGCAGCGTGAACGCACTGACGCGCCCAGTTTTCGGGGGTATTGAACTCCGCCGATTCGCAGTATTCGATAGGGGTAAAATGAACCCCATCGATAAAGATCCCGTCTTCATCTTCGATGACGGAAGGGTTTGTTAGTCCTTCTACCTCAAACACGGGACTGCCGTAGCAGTCGTGCCGTGTGACAATGATTGGCTCATTTCGGTGATAGCCAATCATCGTATTTTCTTCCGACATTTCAGAAGAAGACCAGAAGATGATGAAGTCTTCTACCTGTTTGCAGTAGTGGGCGTAGTCCCCACCATTGCTTGAATTGGCGTAGTCGTAGGGATATCTGAGAGTTAGCATATTTTCTCCATGTGTTGTTTCCTGATAAAGTGTTTTGCATTGCGGCGGGCTGTGATACCGCCACGCTCTGCCAGATGCAGAGACGACTCCTTTTGTTTTATGCCCGTGGAGTCAGGACTGGGGAGCTAACCGCAATACTGTGAGTTAGCTCATACAATTCCAAGCTCTAGCAGGAGCTTGTGGATCTGCTGCGATCCAAATGATTTTTGTGGCAGTATAACAGAATTACGTTAATACTGCCACAAAATTAAGCTGTCAAAACATAGCTCCGAGGTTTGATTTCAAGTCTCCACTTGCAAAACATTTCTCCGTCCTTATAGATTTCCGAATCCGTTTGGACAGACCAGCCTTCGGGAATAGCTCTGCGCCACTCTCCATGAGCGAGAATTTCGCCCCCTTGTTCGACTTGATCCTCAAAGCGGGGGTTATTCCACTCCCTAACCTGAACCGAAGCTATATTTGATTCGCTGTAAACGACGAATTGCTCGTGATATTCGCCTGTTTTTAAGGTAAGGAATTCTTCCGCGAAAGAGTCTCTTATGCTTTTCTGCAATTTCGCGACTGGGGAGTGCCTGTAATCAATAAATATAGGGGTAGCCCAGTTTGGGTACTCCTCCCAGTCCTCAAGTGTCAGGAAGCTTCTTGATCCCCATTCCTTGATACAGACGTTATTCTCCAGAATCGGAGAACTACTAATCAGTACGCTCCCAGAGGGGGAAACCTTCGTGCAGTCACGTCCAACATTGTCGCTACCCACATAGCTTTTAGATCCAAAATCCAAAAGCCAGCGAAGTTCGCCAGTTCTAATGCTTCGGATTGCTTTTTTGCATTCTCTATAGCTAAACATATCATCTCCAATTGTTTTGTAAAGTGCCCCTCATGGTACATGGGGAATAAACCAAAAAACAAATAAATGGCAATATCTAAAGAAACCCCAAAAGCTATAGCCAGAGCTAGCTTGAGGCTTCCCTAGATAATTGCCACAAAAGTTAGGCGTAATGCTTAACTTCAGAACATTGAAAACCCATTCTGAAATTTTTGAAGGTTGGCTTTGCCTTTACAGGAGTAAGCTGCACGGCTGCACCCATGATCCGCGTCACCCATTTCTGGGAGTCCGCAAAATATTTGCGGCTATTGTCGGACACACTCCGAGAATATTCGGTCGAGCGAATGATCTCGCCGTGACAATCTAGAATAGCTGTGGCGATCGCTTTGCATTCAAGCTTTTCAGCGCTAAAAAGAGCGCTGTCGATATCGCCATAAAAGCCAAGAGGCTTCGCCTCTCCAGTGCGGAGCGAGTAACCGATAAGTTGAAAATCCATGATAGAAACCTCCAGTGAAAACCCGATAATCTACGCCTCGGTGACAGCGACAAAGCAAGAGCTAACCCGTGGATCTCTTGCGGGACTCACGGGTTAGGTTTGGGTGATGATGATTATTGAGAGCGAACAATGACTAGATGAGGATCTACCTCGATCAAGTCGCCTTGCGGAGTGACTATCTCGACAAAACCATCATCTAAATAGTCGTTTACAAAGGCTTGGCACTGCGATCGCGTACCCCGAAATAGAATCCATTTCAGGTCACTCGATCTGACTTGCCAGTTGGCTTCGTCTCTATGCCAAAAACGGGAAAGTATTTCTTTTATATTGTCTATATTGATCACCTCCTATCTTTAGCAGGATCTCATGATCTGTCTCAAAAGATCCCAGTGATCCCTATTTAAAAATGTCCAAAACTGTCAACTTTTCGCCCCCAAAAAAAATTCGGGAGGCGATCGCGTTTGGCAGAAAAAAAATAGACAAAAAAAAATAGCCCCGATCGCGGTTAAGCGATCGGGGCTATAAGGAGTGAGATTAGATGTCAATCGTTAAAGGATGTGCATAGACTGATTTTAGATCGGCTGTATTCTGCATAATATGAGAGATAGAGCTAACAAGCGCTTTATATAGCTTGTTAATAGGAGTACTGTAGATAACCGCCATCTTTTGTAAATTAAGAGTACTGTTGCCAACGCGATCGCTATGATCTTCGGATAACTGTCTTGTAACTGCGATCTTTGTAGCACCGTAAAAAGAAAGATCGGGATCTTTCTGTATGGCTTTTAGCGTATCAACAGCTAAAAGATCAATGTCAATTAGCAGGTTAATAATGATAGCGTCATGAATAGAACGGTTAACCGTTCTAACTTGTCTTAACGATAGTTCAACGCTATCGCTATACCTGATAAGCAATCCTAGATCTAGAAAGTCTAAAACCGCTATAGAGTCTTTGGGTTTACCAGTAGACTTTTTAGGCTTATCAATTGCGATATTAGATCGGGAGTATTGATAAGTAGCATTAGCTACAGTCTTTTTTAGCTGATTAGCTGTTATAGGCTTTGCAAGTGTAAACCCGTCTTTAATTGCTTGTTTACACTTTCTACTAGGCTTTAACGGGTTAGCTGTAGCGTTTTCTGTTGTTATCTCTAGAGTATTAAAAAGACTGTCTAACACTCTAGAAATATGATGATCTTCTTTTTCTATTGGCATTGCTTTATAAAGAAGTAAAGGGAGTAAAAAAAATAGCCCGATCACGGGATCGGGCTAGGCTTATATAGTTAGTAGCTTAAATTTTACCCTTGCGAATATCGTTACGGATAGCGTTGATCTCTGCAATGTATAGCTCCTGATATTGACTAATAACGGTATTAGTCATATCGGATGCAAACAGATCACCATACTGTCGGATAACTGACTTCTTAGCCTTTTCCTTTGCATACCCGATCGCTGCAATCATAGTAGAGTTAAACTCACTCTTAACCGAGTTGACGGGATCGGGAGTTATTTTAGTCTCTACAAGATCAAGATTACAGGCATTGCAGACAAACTTGATAGCGCGATCGCGATCGGGATCGGTAGCTTTTCTAGTGCTACCGTTCGGGAACATATATAGCGCTTGGAATCTGCCATCAACTAAACGATTAACAGTAACAAATACTTCGTTGTTAGTGCGATCGCGTGCTAATACTCGATCTTCAACCGTGGTAGCTGCTTCAACCGTGGTAGCTGCTTCAACCGTGGTAGCTGCTTCAACCGTGGTAGCTGCTTCAACCGTGGTAGCTGCTTCAACCGTGGTAGCTGCTTCAACCTTTACAGGTTTGCGTGGTTTGCTGTGTGTTTTACCGTTTTTAACGGTAGCTGCTTCAACCGTGGTAGCTGCTTCAACCGTGGTAGCTGCTTCAACCGTGGTAGCTGCTTCAACCGTGGTAGCTGCTTCAACCGTGGTAGCTACTTTAGAAGAGTTTAAAGCGCTTTGTAAGGCATTGCTTAGAGTAGTCATAACGGGATCTCCCAAAAATTAGTTAGTTAGTTAGTTACTAAATACTTACAGTCTCTACTTTCAGTATTTAGTAAGCTACTAACTACTAAGCAAAACAAGGGAGTGTTAAAGGTTTGTTTAAAAGCTTTGTTATTGTCAGTAACTAGCAAAATAACCTGTATAAACTCTTTCGGCTATTTACCTTTAAGGTATGTTTTGACTGTCTTCTTTAGTGCAAAAAAGTAAATAATTAAGCTAAGTAATAAAACTTACTTTCTAGACTGAGTTAGTGTTAGTGTCTGCTTTCTCACCGGTTTACTACTTCTAACCTTATACAGTCCTATTTAGTTGTTCATAACGTCTTTACGGCTGTCTCTATCCCTCTCTAGCGCTTGAGTGTGGTTACTGCTAGTTAGCGCGTCGCTATCAGTGAGATCACGATATCACCACAAAATTGTGTCGTCAAATTTGCTATTTCTATACACACGCGCAAAAAAAATAGACAAGAAAGACCTAGCCTCGCTTGTCCAATTGTATCAACATTTCGTGGAATTTTTAGATCACTGGATCGAGTGGTTTCATGGATCGTAAATAAGGTCTTTTGCCTTAAAGAAAATCGATAATTACTGTTAGCAAAGAACTTCCGTACTGAGAGCTAGGCCTTCTTCGTCACCGCCGTCTTCACATCCATCCCCCTGTTAACACGCTTCCGAAGAGTATCCTCTTTCAACCCCTTCGCCGCCGCCACATCCTTCAAGCGTTTCTTCTTCCCACCAACCTTGATGTACACATCATTAGTCCTAGCCCCAGCATCGCCAGCTTCCGCCCATCGGCAATTGCCTTTGCTATACCCCTTCTTCGGGTCGATCCTATCCAGTGTTGCCCCCGCAGGTTTCTTCCCCATGTCCTTGTAGAACTGCTCAAAGTTTCGCCACTCCTTTGACACCGTGACACCTTTGCCGCCATAGCTGGCATAGTTGTTATTCGACTTATTGGTGCATCGGTTTACCATTGATTTCCAGACGGCATATTCGGGTGAGTTACTCTTGCCGTGGGAATCGTTGGAGTCCAGTTTCGCAGTTAGATATCCAAGGGTGTATTCGAGGGACATGGTGATTGTTATCGGTACTGATAATATCTAGAAGTAAATTTCTCTTTATTGTCGATTATCTGCCAGATTCGATAATAAAAGTGCCACAAAGTCGCGTACAATATCCGCAGACCATCGAGATTACATAGCCCGTCGTCCACCATTCCACAGGACGGCGGTATTTTTTTGCCACAAAATCAAGTTAAGATTGTGGGGAGAGGTTATGTTAGATAATCATTTTCGCGATCGCTACTCACCTCTCTTCAGGGTAGTGATCGCTTTTTAATGCGAATCCAAGCTAAAATCATGGGGAGAGGAATCACTCGATATATATGTTTACAAATTCGCGATCGCTACTCACCTCTCTTCAGGGTAGCGATCGCTTTCTACATTTATGGACTTAGACGAAGCGATCGCTATAATCAGAAGCAACAAAGATAATCTTCAGGCGCGACATCTCCTCAGTCTTGCAAGGATATTAGAAGTTCCGCCAATCTTGGTTCTAGACAAAAGCACTGAAACGGCAAATATTACTAAACGAGATTTGGAAATGCTTGCAGTGCATGCCTACTCCAAAGATTTTATTGGAGCATCTAAGGTTGCCGAACTATTGCATATCAGCGTTCTTGATGCGCGATCGCTGCTAGCGCATCATAATCATGAATAAACATCCAAAGTCTCATCGATCGCCTATCAATAAATGTTTGTTTTGTGGCAAGCTAATTTGTTGCACCCCAGACAACTACAGTCTTGTCTTAATCTATAGTCGCAGGCAAAATGGCGAATATAGTAAGGTTCCAGAAGCTGTAGCTTGCCATCCTTACTGCAAACCCTCGGACACTTCTTATGCTTGATTCCGCGTACACCGAAACCCGACTGGACTGCTACTGGAACGGGGCTAATCCGAAGTGGAGGTCGTACAGCCCCGATTGCGCCGACCATTGTTATAATCCACAAATCTGGAAGACTAGCGATCGCCACGTTCACACTGAAGCATCTTGGTTAGGCGATCGCTGCCCAGTGAATTGTAAGCATTTTAAAATAAGGTCAGTCAACTAATCTTATTTGCGCGGACACCCTAAACCCCTTTCCCAGCAAGGCTTCTAGTGTCATAAATAGCGTTTACGCGGACACCCCCAGTAAGTACTGATTGCAGTATCGCAACGATCATGGTTTAATGCGCGGAGGTAATACTCCCACGAATAACCATGACTGTAATCTCGTTGGTCAATCAAAAGGGTGGTTGCGGTAAGTCCACCACCTCAGTGCACCTCGCAGAATATCTGCGGAGGGCGAACAAGAACGTTGTGCTGGTCGATGCCGATGGTCAGCAATCTTCAAGTAAATGGGCAAGCACGATCGCCACTCCGATCACCTATACAATCATGTCCGATTCCGACAGCATTCTCGACAAGATACCAACTCTAAAAAATGACTACTTAATCCTCGATGGTCCCGCCAACTTGTCGGAGGTAACTCGCGCAATCCTGCTAAGAACCGATTTGGCAATTATTCCTTGTCAGCCAACAAGATTGGATCTCAATTCAGCAATGGACTCGGTGAAGCTGATACTTCAAGCCCAATCGGTGCGAGGTGGCTTGCCCAAGGCGGCATTCTTTTTAAACCGCGCAGTCCCTCGAACCATGCTCAAAGAGGAGGCGATCGCCACTTTAAAATCCATATCTGTAATCCCGTTGCTCCAAACAGTCATCCATCAAAAGCAGGCGATCGCCGATTCGTCGGGGCAACGTACAACCGTCTGGGGATTAAATAGCAAAGCCGCCCAAGATTCGGCGGCAGAGTACGAGGCTTTATTTGCGGAGGTGTTGAGCTATGTCTAAGCGTATACCTCTTAATGAGACGATCGAGCAGAATTTTATCAAAGCTAATTCCGATCTGAACTCCCACAAAACTGCGGAGAATATTTTGGACGGGTTGCCCATGAAAGGGGAGAAGGAGCGGACTGTGCGTATTACCGTCGATCTACCTGCTTCATTACATACTCGTCTGAAGATATACTGCGCGAACAGGAATGTTAAAGCTATGCACTTAATCATCTACCTCTTGGACAGAATCCTGCCCTGAGCCGCGTTTCCACGCTTTCCCATACAGGTCATACTTGTCGCCGACATTTCCAAATCTTCGACGGCGACGAGCATGGCTTCTTCGATCAAATAACGTACAGCATTCAGGATCGTCAGGGACCTCGGGCATAGTTGGTTGATAGGCCCAGCCGTGAGGATACAGGAAAGGTGGTCGCTCGTACTTAAATTTGGTGATAGTACCGCGATCGCTGATCTCAATTAGAAACCCATCAAGGCGTTGATTGCAGATCCGCAAAGCCGCTTCAGGCTCCCATTGATAATAGATTTCTTCTTCGCTAGTTTCAATATACTCATCACCTTCATCGGTGGTGACAAATTTCGGGGAGTGAGAACGACCAAAACAGGCGATCGCCAAGTCGGTTAACTGTTCAGCAATACTGTCGTTAAATGCAGCGAAGGCAATTCGTACATTCTCGCGGGTTAAAGGCATTACGTTTTTGCGGTTGCCTCGCGGGGTTGCTAAGTCCACCACCATCTTGAACCTTGGGTCCTGTTCAAGAAGGGTTTCCCACATCTGCGTCAGGGTTCGGCGCTCTGGTTGTTGTTGCTCTTCGTCCATTTAAGTTCTACGCGATCTCTAATACCATTAATATAGACATCGACAGCATCTCTCCGCACCCGCCATACATTCTCTTGGTCTGATATTTGGCAAAACGGACATGAAGTTTCAGTAGTTAAAAATCCATAAGCGATCGTCGCTCCATCTGGAAATTCTTTAAATATTTCATCTAATTCAGCGCGAAGTGGGTCAGTATCGGTAGATTGTAAACTTATACCACTCGTTTTTTTCTTTGACGTAGCCAACTATTTGATCCTCTTCTATGGTTATCTGCGCGATCTCTTCAGCGACGATATCGTGATTTTCAAGCAGTAGGTCTTTGATCTGCGAAACTGACGGGGGCTTCCTTTTTCTTGGTAGTGACAGATGTGGGCGGTGTTGCCAATAGCTCGTCATCTCCTTTCCTCTTAGCCCATGTCTTGCCGCAGTCGTTGCACTTTTGTCGCCCCGCACCATTACTGGTGTGCCAGTGCGACTTGCAGTGTGGGCATTTGGACTTTCGATACTTCCGAGGTTGCCCCACCCCTCTTTTGACCTTTTGTGGCATCTTTTGTGGCAGTATTCTGCCTATCGTGTTAGTATTAACCACAAATGTACCACAAATGCGCGGAATATCGCGAGGAGGGCGGCTATGCAAGGAGTTTTAAGTTATGAATTTGGGCCAGACGATCGCTATTATTTGGTTGGCTTGATTACTCACACAGACTTGAATATTCGCAATCTTTGCGGATTTGATACTCTCGACCAAGCTGGCGCGATCGCTAAGAGCTTTGGATATGAATTAGCTTGGGTTTTAAACAATGGGTCGGACACGCAAGGAGGGGAGGTCAACTACCTGCCCCTTCTTGTTTAAACATCCCACCCTGCCTTTAGCGATCGCCCATTGGCAGCATTTCGTATAGTGTAAATCTTTGTTTGAGACGGAAATATCTCGTTTGCGATCAAACTCTAAAGAGATGTTTCCATTTTCCTCTTCCGCGCCACAGATTCCGCAAATTGACATGGGTTTAATTTGAAACGATGCTGAATTATCGCAGATTTGTGGCTTTTTTGTGTATCCATCGTAGCAAAATTTTATGTATATCAAAACCGACCTGACCGACGAGCAGAAAACTGTTCTGCAAAAGCTATTCCAAAGACCATGTATTGAACCCCATGTGATTGCCCAGCAATTACATCTAAGCAGGTTGGAGGCGATCGCGCTGCTAGATAAACTCGTAAAAGATTACCCGCAGAAGTTTATACGCAAGCAGCTTGTTTATCACAGTTGTTCTGACGCACCTGTAAAGGCGATCGATGACAGGGAGGTTATTAAAGAAGGATGGGTCTGCCCTGAATGTGGGGAGGAAGTAGATATCAAGGAACTCAATCTTGATCTGATGTACAAGGCGATCACGCCTGTAGATTTCCTCAATCCCAATGATGGTTTGGTTCGATACTGGAAGGTTGACTACTTCCCGTACTACGTTAAAGGTTTCTCGCCGAATACTGAGCCAGTATTCACCTTGCTTCAAGGCGATGCCGAGATGTTTGATGAAGTTCTTGCTCGACAGGCGAACTCAAGGCAGGAGGCGTTCACACTGATAGAGCGAGAGTTTGAGAGGACTGTTAGGGAGATCGTGAGGGATTTGCCAAGGTAAGTGAAAAGCATCCCGTTTAGACGGGGTGCTTTTTTGTTGTAGCGATCATGTATTTAGAATGTTGCACTATTTGGGCAGTATTGAGCCTCTGTGACACTTTTGTGTATTTTTTTTGTCATGTCAGTACCCCTACACTGATACAAAGGTACAAGTATTGTCAAGCTTTTATTGTAACTTTGTGGCAAAAGCAAGTTATACTTGTGGCGGTATTAAAACTTGCGGAGATTGAAAAATGGGTAGAAGCTCAAAGCAACGCGCTGCGAGAAGGGCTAGAGCGATCGCAGGTTCAAGCCCCGCGAATACAGAGCATATTGATTTTTATAATTACCTCTGGAGGGGAGGACAAGAGGGGTTCCAAACGGAGATCTTTCTTCAAGGAGGTGTAGAACGGCGGTTGCTTTTCTCTAGCCTGTTCGCGTATTGGGATTTACCTGAGATCCTGCTCAAGATGATTGCGCGGGACGAAAAATATGACTTTTTCATGTTTGTTTTTGTTGATTCCCCGCGAGAAGGCATTATCGTAGCCGAAAGGGAGTCAAAAAAAATTGATGGGTCTGAGTTTCAGGTTTGGAGGCAAGGTGAACAAACGATTGACACTGACGATCCAAACTTCAGGAGGCTTTTTGAAAAGGTGTTTGGGGACAAGTATATAGAAAGAGCTAAAATTGACCTCGCACTTAGAGAGCTATTCTTTCCTGAAGCTTCTAAGATTCGGTAACTACCCACATGGAAACCCACGCCCTCGAACTAATCCTCTCCAACCTACTCACCTCGCGAGTAAAAGCTGAAGATGCCCCAGCATCCAGCGATCAACACTGGTGCACCGCGATCGCGGCTTTAGCCGAACTAATCCCCGATTGCGTACCCGAAGACCCAGAACGACTGTACGAATATAAATATGCGCTACTTAACCAAGAAGTGCTGTACGGCAGAATGACCTCTGGAGATGCGATCGCCGAGTTAGACAAGTACGAGGCGGTAGCACAAGAAGCTAGCTTCGTCCCACCACAGTACCGAGAACTTTACAAGCGAGATCGCCCTCCGTGGACAGCGAATCAAACTCCTCCGACATTGAATTTAATCTTGCCGACGGGCAGCTAGTTGTTGCTGGCACAGGACATCGCCCCCAGAAACTACAAAGTACGTGGAGTCAGTACGAATCCTTAACCCTGCCCAGACTTACTGCCCTTGCCAAGAACGCCTTGGCGCAAGAAAGACCTGTAATTGTTATTTCTGGTATGGCTTTGGGGTGGGACACCGCGATCGCATTAGCAGCGATTGAATTAGAAATGCCTCTCGTCGCCGCAGTGCCTTGCCTAAACCACGCATTCAAGTGGAGCCAATCTCAGCAAGACCAGTGGCAGTATATCTGCGACAAGGCGATCGCCGTGCATTGCCCTGATGTACCATACTCGGCTGCGGCGATGCAGATTAGAAATGAATGGATGTGCGATCGGGCTAACAGGATACTCGCATTATGGGACGGGTCGAGCGGTGGTACGGCTAACTGCGTGAAATACGCCAAGAGAAAGGGTATTGAAGTGAAAAACCTCTGGACTTCTTGGCAGAAATACAAAGGTTTTTGAATCTTACTCAGGGCGATCGCCTGTTGGGGTAGTCTTAAAAATCTTGCACCGATGCTTTTTGAATTTATACCTTTCGCAGGTTGTACAGAAAAGCTGTGGTCCTAATCTTCTTAACTCGGCATCGGAGGGAAACCAAAGCGCATTTTTACCCGACTGGCATTCAGCTATTTGTTCTTGCATTCGGTTGGCTCCGTGACAATATCCACGTACTGCATTACATACTGATTCACTGCGACCAAGTGCGACTTAATACCTTCAGGTAGGTGCATATCTTGCTTTTGCCCAGCCATAGTGGGGTGACTGTCACCCCACGTAATTACACACGAACCATTAGGCGCGATCGCGACATCAGCGTTTTTGTATTTCAACATTTACTTTTAAAAATTCTGCTGTGGTTATTTTACCGATGTTTGTGTCGCGAATTCTGTAACGATCACCGCACTTGACGTAGTTTTGTGGCAGGATTATTCAAACACGGGTATTGCCAATGCTTTACATATCTCTATCTGATTGTATTCGCAAAAAAGATGTCCTACAAAAGATTCGAGATTACACTTTTAAAGAATTCGACTATAAATGCGCCTACTGCGGCAATGAAGCTCAGGGGCTTGACCATATAATCCCCCGCCATGACTCAGGCAGTGACGACTTTGCTAATACCGTGCCAGCATGTACGCCGTGTAATCGATCCAAAGGGACTTATCGGTACGAGGATTGGTATACGCCAACTAATCATTCGGGGTGGACTGAGTATCGTTGCCAGAGAATTGCTGAGTGGCGATCGCGCTAGTTTTTTCTAGAGCTTTTAGGCGATCGGTGATCTCTGTCAATTGCTTTTCTATAAACTCAACACGCTCCTCAAATGTTGGTAAGCCGAGATGCTTTCGCACCGCAACGATTATTTCTGCGTTAGCGCTACTGCCTCTGCGATCGCAATAGTCTTTTAATGCGGCATGAAGATCGTCTGGAAATCGGGCGGTCTGGGTGACACTCATAAATCCTTAGTGGTTGGATTGCCCAATATTAGCGCATCCCAAGAGATTTACTATCACTTTGTTGACAATCTAGAATAATCTAGGTACACTAAGCTTATTCGCTCAACGGACATCCAACGGACATCCAACGGACACACAATCAAACATGGGAGAGATACAAAGATCGCTTAGAGAATGGGCTGAATTCTTTAATGTTCCTTTTGGAACGTTCAGGGGTTGGGCTTACGAGTTAAACAAGCGATCGCCCTTCTACCACTCTGACGCAAGAATCATCGCCGCCCACGGCGCTGGTAAAGCATCAAACGGCAGGGGGAATGCAGCGATCGCGGCAAAAAGGAATTATACAAATGTCATGGAGAAACTAACTGTTGACTGAGGCTGAATTGGCGGCTTACGAAGCTGGCAAAAACCAAAAGAACCCACGAAGGAGGCTTGGGAAAGAAGTACCTCGGATGAAAGCCTCAAGGGTGACCAAAGAGCAGTTAGAAGACAGGTACGAGGATTTTGATGGTTTGTGCGCCTATTGTCGTCGAGAGATGGGAATTAATTCTGAGATAGACCACATTATTCCTATGGCTAAAGGTGGGTTGGACATTATAGAAAACCTCGTCTACGCCTGTAGCTCTTGCAACCAATCGAAAAATTCTCACGATCTAATCCCTTGGCTTCGTTCTCGCCCAAACTACGAAGAAAAGCTAGAACTCAAACTTCTTTCCGTATTTCCTTATTTACCACTATTGTTTCTTGACTATTATGAATAACGAAGAAAAAGCAGCGTTCGATGCGGCAAAAAGTCCTAGTTCTAGTATTCCTAAGACTCCCCGAAACCGAGGGAAAGCCACCCCGACCGAATCTCAAACCAACTCAATCGTTAATCGTATTGATGAAGCTAGAAAGCTGACTCAATCAACCCAGATCGAGCAAGCCAAAGAGTACGCGGATGTTGTGACCGACCAGATAACAGCTTTGGCAGCACCGCTTATTGGTTTAGGTTTAGTAGAGAAGGGTATTGATTCGATGAGGGGTGGAGGCAAGATGGCGACGGCTTTTTTGCTCTCTACAACCAGTACTGGGATAGAGATCGAGAGTGCTTTCGCCCAGACATCCAATACCCTTTCCGATCCCTTGGCACAAGCACTACTGACTGGGAGCTAAATGACATGTTTGACCCTGCCGCAACACAAGAGGACTTTGAAGAATTGATCGCCGATTCTCCAGTCCCCACCCCTAAGATCGCTAGCAAACCTCCAAGCCAACTTGCCACTGCGCCCCAAGTCCTCGCGCAGCCAAAGCAAAACTTACTTACCCCAAAGAATCTGATTCTTGCAGGTATGAGTGCTGCCTGTCTGATTATCGGGGTAATGGCAGTGGCAAGCAGTCAACCCAAACCTGCGGAGCAAATCCTGCCTTACACGCCAAAGACCTTGGCTGATGTAGCTCCGCAAATCCTAGCCGAGAACAAAGAAAAGCAAGCCCAAACACTTGCTGACTTTAATTCCCTCGCCGAAGAAGGATTGAGGCAGGACGAGAAAGCCGCTATCCGCATTCTCGCCGCCAAGTATGTGATCGACGCAAATAAAGCCGTCCAGTCTGGCGACAAGCAATGTTTGCGATCGCCTATTGGATTGGACTGTTACTTAAATCTCCAAGAAGCCGCATGGAGCGATCGCCGCAAAGCCGCTTCTCTTGCTAAAGATGCTACGCAAATGGTTATTGCGACCACAAACCTTCGTGCGATCGAATCAGCCAGAGAAGGAAGAGTGGAATTGGTTGAAACCGATCCCGAACTAACCGAGCTGGCCCTGCGAAATCGCTACAACGCGAGGATCGACTTACTAAATTCCAGTGCCAACGAGAAAGCTCGCCAACTCAACAAAAAGCTATGAAAAAGTCAACAATAAATGCTGCACTAGCTCTTAGCTGTTTTGCTTGGCTTGGCGCTGGAGCATGGTCAGCAATCCCCAAGGACTACTTATTCAAATCTGTTGATGAGTACAGGAGAGTAGATTCAAATGTTAACGATCATGGGCAACAGGCTGTACTTCAGCCCAGCTCCTATAACAATCCTATTATTACTGCTGGTTTTCTCGCTATGGCGATCGCGTCAGGTATCTGCTTGGCAAGCAACCTTGAAGAAGAACAACCCGCAGCTCAAGAAGATGACAAACCTGTAGAGCAGCCTCGCCATAATCAGCAGGTTGCCACGCCAGTAATTATCAAGAACAACAATGTTCAGAGGATGTCGGTTCCTCGCCCACAGACTGCTCCTATCGCGAAGAAACCTCAGTTCGATGAGGAATCTTACGTTGACGACGAGCCGATCGCTGTCGCCGAGTACTCAAAGGGCGTATTTACTGGCGATATCATTGGTGAGATCACAAAAACGACTCTCCACATCTTGATCGCCACAAAGTCTGGCGCTGGCAAGTCCACAACATTGAATGCTATTATTCAGCGCTTAATGACCGATAAGCCTGAAGCCACATTCAATATTGTTGATCCTAAGACTACTGACTGGTTCGGGTTACAGCAATCGACCGACATTGTTACCTACCTCAACCAAGACACCCCTTCCGAACAGCTTGATGCAGCGCTAGAGGCTATTAACAAGACTTACGCCAAGCTGAAAGCAAGAAGAAAGGCTGTTCAGAAGGCGTTGAGAGAAGGCAAACCAGTACCAAAATTCTCCCAACACTATCTCATCCTTGACGAGTGGTACAAAGTTTACGCCGATATCGTGCGCCTTAAAAGGGTTGACGAATTTGCTGAACCCTTGGGCGAGATCATCTCGATGGGTAGGGAACTAGGTATTCAGTTAATACTTGTTTCAATCTCCCATCTTTGCGGAGAGATCGGGTTTAGTGGTCCTGCCCGTGAATGTTTCTCGGTATTGGCTCAGGGTCGTGTCGGCGAAAACAACGATGTTGGCTACGCCCCTATCGTTAGGGCGCTGAAAGACTCTTACTTATTTCAAGACAAAGCCCAAAGATTATTGCTTGAGCAACAACTTAATCAAGCGATCGCTATGGCGAAGAAAGAAGGCGATCGCCCCGTAATGCTCATAACAATGGGTATTCCAAGAATTGCGTTGGGACCAGATCTTAAACATCTAAATGGCTTCAGGTTCGATTTCGAGGAATCGGAAGACGCTGAAGAATCGGTGGAGGACACTATGGAGGAACTCGATAGAATCCTCGCGATCGGTAAAGACAATGTAGTGCCGTTTGCTAGAACGGCTTAAAACTCATGAATGCAGGAAATATGCCGCCACAGGGCGGTGGAGGAGGAAAATCAATGAAAACAGCAGATCCAGACGCTTATGGTATTGTTTACGGAAAGAAAGGGTCGGCAGCGATCGACTATGACGGCGACGGAAAGGCAGATAATCGAGGCTCTGGAGAGGCTCCTTTATGGCTCGTTGATGCAAAGCATTGGTGGTCTATTGTTGTCGCTTTTCGAGCCCTATTATCTGCGGCTTGGCATAATAAATTTCATGCAGTAATGTTATTCTTCGCCTTGCTGGGCATCATCCCTGCGGCGTGGATGGGAGGCTTAGCTTTGTTTGCGTCGAACGCTAGACAGCTAACAAACGCAGAAGCGGGTGGATTATCAGGTGCGATCGGCAATAACCTAGTTGTAAACATCAAAGGAGCAGTCTCCGCTCCAGCTTCAGCTATTTACGATAAGTCCGTTGCTGATAACCTAAAAGCCAGTAATGACATCGCCCTCTCACCTCGCGAAGAAAGAGCAAATCGCCGCTAAACCAATGAAAAAATGTGACATAGCGATAGACGCATTGTTGCTAGGTGCGCTTATCGCTATTTTTTTTAATCTCCCAGAAGAAGGCTACCTTGCTTTCGTAGATCTCCGCCCGATCGCGGAGACGCAGCTAGCAAAAGTACTCGATGGCAACACTGAAGACTGCCTTACCACCCCCTCTCAAACAACACCTGTACCAATGAGTCAAGCCCTCAAGCTTGAAGGCAAAACAACAAGACAGGTACTCAAAGAATTTCCTAACTATTTTTGCGAAGGTAAGAAAGGAACCGTCTCCTACATCAAGTTCCTAACAGACTCAAGCAAGCAGCTATATGTGCAGATTGATAAAACTTTAGACGAGCCCATTAAGTATGGTTTTACTAAGCCAGAAGCAGTCAGTCCTGCCACCACAACCAAAGCTAGAAGAACTTCCGAAGCCGGATCAGTTTTATTACCACGAGAATCTCAGAAAGAGGGAAGCTCGTTGGAGAGGCGCTAAACTTTTAGCGATCGCATTGCTTGGTGTCGCGATCGCCTATAAACCAGCCAATGATTCAGTGAAGTGGGCATACAGATTTCTAGGATTTCCTACTACCGCTAAACCATCCCTCGAAGTTAACTTTAAGCCCGATGAAGACTTCAATGCGCCACTAAAGGTTGGAGATAAAGTTCTAAGTTATGAAGTCACTTCTGGCTTTGGTAAGAGAGAAAAGCCATGCCCATCATGTAGCGAAGACCACAAAGGCGTTGACATCGCAACTCCAGTTGGAACTCCTGTTTACGCGATCGGGAAACTAGGTTCTAAAAGTAGCTTTCATGACGGTTTTGTAGATGTTGCTTGCCCGTTCAACCCATTTAATCCACCAGAAGGGATGGCAGCTTATGTAACCAGTCCCCTGTTGCCCGAATATGAAATCGAGCTATTCCACCTAAATGAATGTTATTCAGGTAGACATCCCGTTGGATCAATGATTGCCAAGTCTGGAAATTCGGGAGCGTCTAGCGGTCCACACCTGCATGTCGGAGTTAAGCTCAAGGGCGAGTTGATTGATCCTCCGAGAGGTATTGTGTCTTGGTTGTTACAAGGGAAAGAGCCGACTAAGGCTCCAACCAAACCTGTTGTCGAGAGACTTCGTAATGCGATCGCTGGTCAAGAATCAAACCACGACCATAAAGCTATTAATGCAGATAGCGGCGCATTGGGTTACGGGCAGATAATGCCTGATAACATCAAATCGTGGAGTACTCAATGCCTTGGCTCCCCATTAACCGAACAGGAATTCCTTAAAGACAAGACTAAGCAGGTCAAGATCATTGACTGCAAGCTAGAGGAAGCCTTAAAACAGGTCGCGCCGACATCAAAATCCGAAGAAGAACAAATTCGGAAAGCTGCTTCGATTTGGTATTCGGGAGATCCGTCTCTATTCAACAACGCTCGCCCCCAAACCTATGGAGGTAACTCCTACCCCAGTATTGCCGAGTATACAGAAACTGTTTATAAGAGGTTTAAAAAGCAATGACAAAAATGCAACTAACAATTCCCCTTAAAACATTAAAATCGATGGTGGACGCGGTAAAAGAAGCTGTTCCCAAGTCACCACCACAAGAAGTACTAACAAACTTCCGACTCGAAGCCAAGAACAATCTCTTCACCATCACAGCTACGGACTTAAAGTTGGGGCTAATCCGTCGAGAAGACTGCAACGATATTAAGGAAGAAGGGGCGATCGCATTCAACGCCAAGCGATTCTCCGACGCGGTAAAATCTCTCAAAGGCGAAGAAATTTTAATCAGGGTATCCGAAGGTATTGCCACTATTAAGTGCGGCAAGAGTAAAATCTCACTACCGACCATTAGCGCCGACTCATACCCAAGCACTCCCAAGATTACTGATGCCGACACCTTTGCGATCGCCACAGATATACTGCGGGACGGTATTGCGGCTACCTTGAAGCTTGTATCTAACGACGAAACCAAGCCTGCACTTGCGGGTGTGAACTTAGCGGAGTACGACGAAATCGTTGATGGCGAAGACGATTCAACCAGATTCCTGTCTTTTACGGCAACCGATGGCTATCGAGGCTCTTGTATCAGGTTCGTCCACCCCGAATTGAGCGAGAAGCTGATTAATGTAACGATACCTGCGCGATCGCTCAAAGAGGTGTTGCACATCACCCAAGCCGAGACGGAGGTAAGCTTGGCTAACAACCATATCTGGTTTCATAGTCACGCTCTGACCGTTATTTCGCCGCTAATCGCACAGCCATTTCCGCCAGTGAGATCAATCCTTGTTGACGTGAGACTTAAACAGATGTCTGGGTCTGTAAAGTGCGATCGCAAAGAACTGATTAGCAGTCTAAAGACCGTTGCCTCACTATGCGAAGGCGAAATTACCAGCTATTTGGTTGACATTACTATCAAGGGTGATGAACTGATACTTGTTGCCGAAGTTGCGGGTGTGGGCAGAGTGGAAGAATCGCTGCCATGCGATGTTGGCGTGTCAGGATTTGCTGCTCGGTTCAACATAAAATACTTGCAGCATATCTTGGATACCACAAACTCAAAACACGTTAAGCTGGAGGTATACGAGGGGACTCGACCATTGGTAATGGTTAGCCCATGCGACGGAGTGGAGCAGGAGTCTTTTTTGACATCAGTGATTATGCCCAAGAAATTTCAAGAGGAAGAAGATGACGAAGAAGATTGATTATTCGCTGCCGATCGCTCAGCGAATCAAGATTGAGCGCAGTGTAAGAATTGAAACCTCAAAAATTCACCCGAATAATTGGAACGCCAATTTTTTAACCCCCAAAGCCCAAAGAGCACTTGGAGGGAGTATGAAGTTGTTCACGCAGGTTGCCGAGATACTTGTCCGTCCTCACCCTTTTATTGAGGGCGAATACGAAATCATTGATGGTGAGCATCGGTATATCGAGAACCTCGAATATTTGCTATGCCACGTTATTACAGGACTAACGGATGAAGAATGCCAGTTATTAACGCATGCCTCGCACGGATATGGCGAGCATGAACCAGTTAAGCTAAGTAAGTCGCTTAGAGATATTGAAGCAGCGTTAGGCGATCGCACCTTTCAGCCCATCCCCTATACAAAAGAAGATATCTCCAAGATGTTAGAACTTGCCAAAGAGAAGGCTCCTCCCGAAGCCAGTGACGAATTCACTCGAATGATCTTTAGTGTTCCTACGGACGCTGTGGAGATCGTGAGGGCAGCGCTGGAAAAGGTAATGCAGGAGGCTAATATCGAGGGCGAAAATTATTCCGTCAAGATGGGGCGATCGCTTGAGTATTTATGTGCTGATTATTATGGAGGCTAAAGCTATGTTTACCGAGCAGATTTGGAGATCCAAATGTATAGACTCTACTATGCGTAGATTCGGGATTGAGATACCCAAGGAAGTTGCCGATGCGATCGCCTGCCTAGATAGAGATGAACTACATCGCTTAATAGAGCTTTTAAACCTAGCTGTTTGGCTTGAGTTGTATGAAGAAAAGTGGGAAGAGTTTCCTGCTTCATCCGCATGGATTGCGGCAAACAAGTTCCTCGAAATCCAAACAGATCAAAGGATTTGGTTGGCGCTTCTAAAGGTATTGGTTGGGCTTTTACAATATTACGGAGATCAAATGTACGAGAATTTATTAAAAGAAGGCGAAACAGTCGAGCGGCTAAATCTTGGTGGCTGGATTGTTTTGTCAAATCTATTGGCGATCGGTGACGAAGTTATCATTGATTACGATAGCTACTACCCTCAATTATTCGTGGAGCCAGTCAGGGCAACGATTACCAATATAAGCTCCAACAATCTACTGAAGATAGATTTGCAGACAGAAGGAGCTAAGAGCGAGCGTGGCAGTCTTTGGCCAACAGGAGAACACCCATACTGGCTGGATTGTAAGTTTCAGTGCAAGAAAATTGTAAAACAGGTCAATTAGTTCGGATCGGAATCCCACAATATTGTGTTAGAATTGCATTGCGATCGCTTAGTACGGTAGTTCACTACTACCCCGTGAGAGGGGGTCCCGAAAAGGACTTCTGTACTTGCGGATTAGGGTAATAGCTATGCGATCACAACTAACGCAACTGAGCGGCGCGGTTGAAACATTACTTCGTGGGATAACGACCTTAGTATGCAGCGATTCGCAAGTCGATGGGGATATGAAGCCCAAAGATATCAGAGGCAGCGATCGCACTCAATCAACCGTGGTAACACACAAGCACCTTTAAGCCCCTGTGTCGGCAAATGCCAGACATGGTGCTGGCGGTTGATTACTCTACTACTTTCTTGTCCAGAGAAAGTGCGGATAGAGAAATCTATCTACTATGCGATCGCGCTTAGAGCAGATCAAGTGTTGGTGCAAGCCCAAAGGTCTAGGGAGTGGATAGTCCCTTATAATCCTTCAGCCTAATCGAAAGATTGAAAGTCAGATCCTCCTTGTCCTAAGCGCGATTGTATAAAAGTTTATTAGTAATTGTTCTTTCAAAACTAATTACTTGGCGCTCAAAACACCATTCGCAAAAACATCAGTTGAATCAATAGCTAAGCCAGAGATACACGCACCGCGTATATTGTCGAAGGCAGTGCTTGAAGGTTTAACTGGTGGTTTTTAATCTTTATCAAGCATCTGAGGAGGATTATGGAAACACTATATCTAGGCATCCCGTTGAGTGATTGGTTTAAATATCATCCGCCCACAACCGAGGATAGAAAAGCTAAGCACGAAGCGGTTAACAAATTTAGCTTGACTTTAGCGCAAAGTATTGATTGTCTTGAGTGGGGCGAAATCCTTAATGCGACGATCGCGCAAACTATAGGACTGTTTGACAATCCAACAAAAGAGTCCACAGTCAAGATTATTGAGTGGATTTTAAATCTACGCGATCAGCTAGAAGCGGAATCAAACCCTGAAAATAAAATGATGTTGATTCAGCAGATCAGGATGTTCGCCAATCAAGCCGTAACTTTTGAGAGTCTATAGCTTGAAGTTTGTCGTTAATATGCGATCGCCTAACAAGCTTGCCGTTAATAATAAGCAAAATATGATATACAAGCTAAAGACAATTCTAAAACGCCTCGGCAGATATACTCCCCAAGAAGGCGATCGCGTAATCTGCCTATACCCTGGCAACGGCAAATATGGGCTTGAGGCAACCGTAGAAACAGTGGCGATCGCTTGTGAGAGATTATGGATTCGTTTTGATGATGGAGAGTTAATTCCATTTTCTTTTGATAATGTGGTGTTATGCGATCGCTATTACCACGAAATCGGCTAGAATCTGCGTTAGGACATGCTTTCGTCGATACATGGCTAAGAAAGGTAGACCTAAAAGCAGAGCAGATCTATCTCCGTCTTTACTAAAGGAGGTGAAAGACCGAATCAGGAGAACTGGTTCGGCTGAATCCGTGTACGAACAATTACCCAGAATCATTACTAAACACACTTACGATTCGTGGCAAATTGAGTTCCCTGAATTTTCTGAGGAAATTAATGTCGCTTTGGCGGACTACAGGCGATCGCAACCTGATTATTTTATAAATTTAGCCAAGGCTTGCGTAGAAGATTACTTAACTTGCCATAAATCTCCAAGGGTTACAACCTCTCGAACTAAGAGAACTCGGTATGTACCAAACAAGAAAAAGCCCGATGAATTAGTTTTAGATTGCATTGACGAAGTAGAGACCACTAACGAGGTTATCCTGCGCTGCCCTCCCAAGATTATCGAGATGATTATGCCAGCAATACCTCGGACAACTATCGATGTGCTGGCGACTCAGATGGCTAACGAAGGTATACTGCCGCAGTCTAAAGCCGAGACGATTATGGCGATCGCCGATCAAGCTCAGACAACTATCAGGGAGGTATTAAGCGGTGGGCTTAGCGACACTGAAGAAGAGTTGTAACGCGCAGGTTAAGGCGATCGGGGGAGATCAGTTTCTAGACTTAGGCGAAGATCTTACAAGGTTTGCCGACGACCCCGAAGGGCTGATTATGTATATGCAGCCGAACGGAATGCTGTCCCAAGACCAAAGAGAGATACTGCGATCGTATATTGAAGAACAGGAAACCAACGTACAGGCAGCGCACGGGGTTGGAAAGACTTGGCTACTTGCTTGGATAGTTATTCATTTTGTTAAATGTCTTGGGGGTGTTGCACTTACTACTGCTCCAACCTATCGACAAGTCGAGATGCTGCTCTGGAGGTATATACGCAGCAACTACGATCGCAACAAGAAGATCATCGGGGGTAGGAGAACTTCGGTTAGGCTATTTCTAGACAATGACTGTTTTGGGGAAGGATTTAGTACTAGTAATTATGATGCCAATACCTTTCAAGGCGTTCACTCAAAGAAGCTTCTCATTGTCTTTGATGAGGCTAACGGTATATCCTCTCAGATTGATGATGGGGCTGCATCCTGCCTAACAGGTTCCGACACCAACAAGATTATCAGGGTTGGAAACCCAGTATCTTCAGGAACAGCTTTTGATGCTGCCTGTAAAATGGGTCACATTAGAATTCCCGTATGGTCTCACCCGAATGTGGTCGATTTCTATGAGTTGCATCCAGATGGTATACACCGACTCAAGCCCGATATTGCCGAGAAGATACTACGCGATCGCGATGACCCCCAATACAAACGAAGCCCCGTAAAACCACAGAAATTGTGGTCAGAGGATCTACCGCGAGACGTTGTTGAAGGGGCGGTGTCTGTTGAATGGATTGAGAAGATCCGATCAAAGAAGGGCGAGCGATCGCCTTACTGGGTAAGCCGTGTCGAAGGCTTATTTCCTGAAGACTCAGGCAGTGCTATTCTTCCCCAGTCATACTTCTTGGCGGCACGAGCAAGGTACGATCTCAACCCCGATCTATGGGAAACGATCATCAATGTCAATACACCTTGGAGTTTTGGTGTAGATGTTGGCTCCATGAGTGACGACCATGCTATTTGTGGGTTCCAAGGTAATGTACTTAAGGTCGCGAGAGTTATCCCCTGTGTAGGCGATCGCAAAGATGTTATTCGTATTGCCCAAATCATTGAGGAAGAATATCTGCGCGTCTATCCAAACTGCAAAGTCGGCATAGATGCTACGGGTGTTGGTTCGGGCACATTAGCCTACTTGCTTGATCGCGGATGGGGAGCGCAGGTATGGGCAGCTAATTTTGGTGATGCAGTTGAAGAAGATGCTAACCAAGACTTCGATCAGTTGTACATGAACTGGAAGGCTCAATGGTATTGGAAGTTGCGTGAGTTCTTTGCGGCTGCTGATGGTAATGACGATATATCAGCGATCGCACCACTAGAAGAAGAAGAATATATCATGACCGACTTCAGTAACGTCTATTACGAAGAAACCCCCAACGCGAAACTTCGCATCGAGGATAAGGCTTCTAAGACTATTCCGAGATTGGGGCGATCGCCTAATTGTAGTGATGCTTGTGTAATTGCGTTTGCTGGTAGAGAGACACTGATGGATACTTTGTGGCGGACTGGATATTAAAAATTACTGTCTACCCGTTCTTGCTCAACAGAAGTAGCAGTATATCTGCTGATGCTCGACAAGTATAGACATCTGGGTGCTTCAAACTGGCGATCAGGGTCAAGCTGCTTTATCTTCGCCCATTGAATCGAGTCACTTTTCTTTGATAGTGACATAACTTCGCCTAAGCCGTATCGGGTGACGACTTTTAAGCCTTTAGATAGGCACTCTTCGGCATCTTCTCTAGTCATACGCCCTCCGAAAAATAAATTCGGGCAACTTCTCGTCGTTCATGATCTGCTTATAGCCAAGACACTGAATTGGCTTTTGCCATTCCGCAAGATGAGGATTGATCCAATCTAAGAAATCCTCGATTTGGTTGTCATAGTTTTTGATCGAGCAGCAGATTGATACGGTATTTTCAACCTCGTAATACTCAGTAGGTTCCTGCTTAAATACGGCGTAATGCTTTACCGCAGGAAAATAACAGCTTCGGCGATCGCGAAATTGCCCTAACTTATAATCCAACTCAAGCAAGAACCAGTCACTAGCAACTGAGTCATCTTTGATTACCGCGTTAAATACAAGTGCAGTCCATGTACCCATAGTTATTCTGTTTCGTTTATTATTCCGTAAAGCTCTTGGGGGATTGGCATTCTATGGGGCTGAGGATATACCACTACTCCGCCAAATTGAGACCAAATTCTCGCCTGCCTCCTCTCCTCCGTATACCGTTGACGTTCTTCCTCAAATCTGGGCGGTGGAGTAGTGAACCCCGTGGCGATCGCGGTAGCATCCTGCCCAGAACCTTCATCTATACCTATAGTCATGCGAGGAATCTCTACCACCCGCGATCGCATTGACTCTTGTACCGAAGCAAAAGCCTGTCTCGTTTGGTTAAAACCGCTCCCTCGCATGGCTATTTCTTCAAGGTGTTTCATCAAGTCGTGATTGAGGTAATCGTTTAAATCTGTAGCCCTCCAAACGAATAGGTTCTCGTTAAACCTCGCAGACACATCGCTACAGTCTTTGCAAGGTAAGGATGGATTAACAGCGCATTTTAAGGTTAAATCACCACTGTAGTAAGAGCAGTTCTTATCAACCTCCTGAGCGGGTCGATCACCAAACCATTTGCTCAACCCTTGAAACAGCACTGGATGCAGTAAGGGCTTAAACGAGTAGGCACATATCTCAAGCTTTTGGCCGAGATTCATTGACGCGATCGCATAAGCTCCTAAGTGAAAGCAAGTGTTGAAGCCTGTGCCTTCTTTGGTGATCGGGAGTTCAGCGAAGGACAGGTCCTCCTTAAGCTTAAGAACTGTGATATTGTGATCGGCGTGGCATATAAAGTCGTCGAGACGCAAATCGCAGTAAGCCATAAAATCCCTTAGTCTTAAATCGCTAGAAGTTAAGGCTTGCCATTTTGCGTCCTCTAGTTCTGAACTGCTGCATTCAAAGCGATCGCCTTTCCAAATAATCCTATTCACTTAAGTCTCTCCAGCTTTCATAAGAGTTGTGCATTAGCCAGATCCTCGATTGTTGTTAGCTTTAATTCTATACCTCTGCTACGAGGGGACTTGTAATACCAGTAATGGCAGGGAGGATATTCAGCGATCGCCACGTTAAGAATCTTGCAGTAGCGATCGCTGTTGTATCGACAGCGATCGCATGGACTACCAGTCATCATCACTGTAGCCACTATCCTGTTTTTTAGAGCCGAGCAAGGTTAACCCCCTATAATTATCAGCAGTAACTACGTGCTTGCGGCGAAGTTCACCAGTCTCTCTGTCGTTCCACTCGCTAAAGCCCAGTCGCCCAGTAATGCCTACCAAGGAACCTCTTGTTAGGTATGTTTTGGCTGTTTCTGCTTGCTTGCCCCATACCTCAACGTTAAACCAATTGGTTTCGGTTTTAGTCCTGTTTACGGCTACGGAGAACTTAGCTACTACCTTGCCGCCCTCAAAATAAGACAGTTCAGGGTCACTCCCTAGTCTGCCTACAATATTTAACTTGTTAATCATGTCTGTTTCCTAGAACGGTATAGAATCTTCGTCAAAATCATTGCTGGCAGGGGGTTGAGGTGCTGCCGACTTAGTGGTTTTGGGTGCGATCGCTGCAACAGGTGTTGGCTCTGGAGTGGTTTGAGCAACCTCTTCGGGATCTGGGTTCTTAACACCAGAAATTGAGGAAATATTGAATACTGTCAGGTAATTTCTCTCTTTATAGATATCGAGATTACCTTCAGCGTCAAATTTGCTGCCAATCTTTATATCTTGAAGCTTCTTGGCGGTTTCCCCATAGGCTTCAAAGTCTAGGTGATGAACGTCGCCCTTATAGTCTCGGAAGGCTACAATGCCTGTTGCCGTAGTACCGCTAGGCACTACCGACACCAGCTTGGTCGGAGTGAGAGCGAATGAATTTGTCATGATATTGTGTGCCAGCCAAATAAAAGTTGTTTGCGATTACTGTAGCGATCGCCTGTTAGAAAATAATACTACCACAAAAGCGCGTTAGTTAGTCAATAGGATTAATAATTGCGATCGGGTAGCTGTAGTTGATCTCTATATGGGATTCAAGGAATTCTTCACCTGCGATGATCACCGTCCTTGGCATTAAGGTTATAGATCCGTCTGCATTATAGGAAGCGGCAAAGTGGCTACCAAAATTGACACTCGATATCGCGGAACAGTTTTGCTGGCTTTCGATCGCCCTGAATAATGCCTCAACAGCTTTCATTTTAGAATGTCGGAGACGGCAATAGGCGTTATCACCGCAAATTCCTACATCCGCAGCAGTAACATCAAAGCCACACCCCTCTAGTTCGGGCGGGTACAGAATGTCTCTTGGAAGGATTTTTACGTTTACAGCCATAGTGTCAATACAAAACAATTAATGTGCTTGGCGATCGCTTAGCATCGTAGTTCAACATCATAGTCTGTTCTGGCACATGCAGAAAGTTGTCATCTTGGAGTATACCTGCTTGTACTAAAGCATCATTGCAAGAACCTCCCGAATTGTCGCCATCCTTTCCCCTGTCATGTTTGCCATCAAACACCAAGAAGATATTGGCTTGAGCGAGAGGAAACGTGTATGCGGGGCAGCGATACCGAATATCCCGAAAGGCAGCGATCGCTTGCTGTTTCCACTCTCGGTAGTTTTGCGGCATATAGGCGTGTCCCGAATTGGTTACTCTAGGTCGCGCCTTGGGTACTACCGAGCCTTGCAAGCGAAAAACAATTGACTCGTTCTCCGCTTTAAGCAAGTTCCCGATATACTTGGCGATCGCGTAGTCCCTCAACTCTTCATCGGATAGAGGTGGGGGAGTTAGTTTTGGCGATCGCTTAGCCATTAACTACCACCTCCAGAGGTCTAGAGCTTAAGCCTTCTGGATTATCAGGATGATCGATCCCGTGAAGGCAGTCTCTTCCGCAGTAAAGACACTCCATCGCGTCCCAGCATCCAGTCCAACTGACATTGCAGCGATCGCAGGACAAGTAAACGCTATGTGTAATAGGAGTGGCGCTAAAATTACCTAGATATAGGTGGGGTAATTCGTTTTTAGCCATTAACTACCTCCTGAACTTTAGGCTTCCTGCCTCGCTTTACAGGGGTAGTCTGCTCAACTGGTTCGGGGCGATCGCGTAGCCCATCTTTCTTGCGACCAATATTGATGGCTTTTTCGGCGATCACTAAACAAAAGTCCGAGTCGGAATCTTTTAGCATCTCCTCAATAAGCAAGGAGTAAGGCGTTGTACCGCCAAATACTCCTTGCCCATTCTGAGCTACCTGCAATTCCTCAAAGATTTTTTGCAGTCTAGCTAATCTCATAGGATCTCCACAGTTAAAGAGTCTGATTTGATTTGTTCGAGCGTCTCTTTCATCTCGCACAAGCCCGTGTCACAAGCCGCGGTCTCAGGAGAGAGTGCGTCGCCTTGGTCGTAGAACTTGTAGAGGCTGTTAAAGTCGTAGGTGTCGATGCCTGCTTCTTTGAGTCTGAACGCGAGAGCTACTTGTTTTTGAGCTTTACGTTCAGCGATCGCCTGTTCAAGTTCTTGATACTTTGCGCGATCGATTGGCTCAAAGGGTAGGCGGGGATAAGTTTGTACGTCGTCATAGCGAGCAAGAATAGCTGAGCTTATATAGCCATCATCATTTTGGATTGCGTCGTAGATACACTTGGCTAGAGGCTCAATCTCGCTTTCGCGCAGCTCCAAAGTGCTAGAAAGATTATGGGTTACATAGTATTTTTGCACTTGCATCATGAAATTGAATTGAGAGACTGCGCTAAACTTCGAGATGTCGATTTGGTCTGCGCCATCTAGATCTGCCCAAATGGTCTTCATCGGAATTTCGATCAGCCATTCAGTCACTCTAGGGTCGAACGGGTCGTTGAGCAGAACTCCATTCTCGTCTTTGTCTGACTGACTGGGTACTACAGTGTAGCCCAATGCGATCGCGGCAAACGCTACGGGATGGTTTTTCCTCACTGTGATGCGGCGAATCATGTATGCAGCTTTGGGTGGGTGATAACCAGGGGAAGCGCCTGTCAGTAAGGATTTCGACCCCGAAGGTTGCCCCGCAGTAGTTCTGTTAGGAGTTTTAAGGTCGTGGCGATCGCAATAATCTTTAACTGTTCGCTCGACAATTTGTCGCCAGTAAGTCAGATACTCTTTTTCGCGCAGAGTGAAGTACTGCGATGCTGGCATGATATCGGCGATCGACTGACTAAACGTCTCTCCCAATGGAGTCCACACATAGTCATCGCCCCACTCCGCAGGGCGACCAGCTTCCCACCACTTCAACCAGTCCACACCGAAGGCTTTTACGAAGAAATCGAAAATACCCGTCGGGCAGACAGCCACAATCGGATCGAATTCGCGGGACTTTTGGTAGCGATCGCCTAACGCAGAAAAATCATGGTTAAGCAATGCAGCTACTGATAAAGCTCCAGCCTTAAATGCCCGTTCTTGGTCTGCAAAATCGTAAGGATCAATTTGATTTAGATGAATTTCAGCCAAATTACACATAAATTCGGCTCCAACTATTTCTCCACCAACCTGTTACCCGTCTGTATGACGTGCTTAAGCCATTTCTGCTTAAGTCTGCACCTTTATCGGCTATTCGTGCAGTTCAGACTGTATCACAGACTCTGAGAGCCTCCCTTGTCAGTCGTTCGACCGCTTCTTCGAGTGGCGGTACGGGATTATCCAGCTTTAGGACTTCCCCCGTGATTCGGGTTTTCATAGGCGATCGCTCGCTTATGCCGCTAGGATTAACGGATTGAGTTGATAACGGGATAGGCGATGTTCTAGCTCTTGAGCATAAGCCTCTACGTCAAAAAGATCGTATCCATATTTTTCTAGACTTAGAGATCCAAGATACTGAGCCGCTCTCGCCTCAGTAAACACCTTTACTCCATTGAGGTAATCCTCTTCGTAAAGACGGATAAACTCTCTACGCTTCTCGCCCGTGTCTAGCAGATCGGCATTGCCTCGTGCGATCGCCTCTGGAGCATACTGAATTGCACCTTCGCCAGAACCATGTTGCTTGGTTACTGAGGCTAGTACTTCTTCAAGTGCTGGCTTGTGATGGTATACCCGCGAGTGATTTGCCATCCTAAGAGCATCGCGATCGGGATCGATACTCCAATTGCCAGCACCATCTTGAATCCAGAGGTTGTCTTTAGCTGTTGCACCCAGCTCGTCATCTTCAGCAAACTGACGAATTCCTGAACTTCTCCTGATATTTCCCGCTACGACTACGATCGCAGCCTCATCAACAATCAAACAACACTCAAGAGAATTGAGCTTTCGCCCAACAGCCTTGTTCAGAATTTTGGCTACGCGCACAAACATTTCGGGTAGTTTGGCAGGGTTAGCAGTACCGCCGAAGCTCTTGAGTGGCTCGCCTGCGGGTCGGACATTGGAGACTACAACCTCAACGTCGAAATTAGCAGGCTTTAGCAGTACATCATTAGAGCCAATTTCGAGCAAAGCTTTATAAGCATCTGCCCATCCTTTTCGAGAGTCTCCGATTGTGATTACAGCGCGTGGATTGATATCGCAGTAATCAAATTCAATTGCTGTATTTTCCTTGCGATCGCCTTTGCGGACTCCGCCAATCTCGCCAACAATCGAAACTTTTAGCCTGTTGCGAATAACAGGTAGTTGAGAAATATATTTCTCTTCAAGATTTACGCCTGTGCCGCAGCCCATCATCGCTAAATTCATTACAGTGGCAAAAGCTTCCCAGTCGCAAAGCCCCTGTCCAGAGCAGTTATAGGAGCCAAAGTAGTTGCGAGGATTAAGTACCCACTCAGTACCACCCACCCATAGCCATCGACCACTAGTGAGAGTCTTTAGCTGGATCTGCATGTCATAGACGAGAGCTTTTTCTTCATCTGTAAACTTGCCAAGGATAGCGATCGCGGGAATAGTGCGATCGCATACATCTTTCCAGCCCTCAAGTAATCCTGAAGCTAAACGACGGAAATAGGTACGCGAAGCGACGACGTTACCAAGAACGCCTGAAGGAAATTCTGTCATAGGATTGTGAAATTCTCTAAAAATTTAGGGCTAGCGCTGTTGATATCGGTAGGGGCGATCGCAAAGTCTAACCGACTCTTTGCGACCTCTTCTATTTTACCTTGCGGGAAAAACAAAATCCGTACTTTTGTGTTAATTTTGTTGCTTTCTGTTGACGAAATAACAATGCCATAGCGGGATTCTCCTTTCCTCGAACTCTCAGGCTTGAGGTTCTTGGTCGGAGACGACTCCAGCACGAACGGATCTTCCCTCTTTTGTACCCACTGCCCCTTCGTAAACAGGCGCGGCTTCTTGTTGCTTGCCATACTTCTCCAGTAGATTGTTCAAGGTTTTAATTTGCTGCGCGATCGCAATCTCTTGACTATGCTCTCTAAACACGGTCATAATTTCATCGAGTTTTCTGTAGACCTCGGAAACCACATCGGTCTCAGAGGTAAAGCTAACGCCGATATACTTCGCGACGGCGGTAAAGCTGCGGCGGTCTTGTTCGGCTTGGATAGCGATCGCTCTACGAGTAATAAAGAGGACATCCTCTTTTGCTGAGTCTTGTTCTTCGGTTAACAGACTATCCCATGAGAGATCTCTATCCTTCTCGTACCGAGCTTGCGCGATCGCCTTAATCTGTTCGTCACTTAACATGGCGACCCTCCATGATTTTCCCATCTTCAAACTTAAGTGCGCCAACCCTTAGTTCATAGCGTAGGCTAGCCCACTCATCAAAGTTGTCGCTCTTAGTTTTCCAAGGAGCGACTCTTGCTACGTGCTCAAACGGAGATAGGTGTTTTGGCTTGCTATTCCATAAGCGATCGCACAGTCTCACATCCTCCTGCGGATCTCTAACTCCATCATGAGTTAGATAACTCACCCTAGCGCATCGACCCACCGCTACCTTAAGTACAATTTTGGGATCTAGATCCTTGTCTTTTTCTGGGTCTATGAACGGGATGTGCCATTGACCTAGCTCACACTCTTTGGGTTTGCATTCCGTATATGCTTTACGCATTAGCTTGGCGATCGCCTGAATTTCTGGCTGAGCCGTAGGGTGATCTCGAAGCTCAAAGAAATTTTGATATTCGGTTGCCGTGACTAGTTCAGTTACTGGTGCAAAAGGCTCTAGCAGTCTGTTAGGGATTTGCTTGTGTAGACCTACATCAGAGAGCTTTTTAACCGCTTTTATAGTCGCTTTTCTGTGCTCGTCCCATATAGCGATCGCGTACCATTTGTCTTCCTCTTTAATCTCATAGTCAGCTGCCATGCCTTTTTGCGCTGCACCCCAAAAGACTGGATACAGATCGGCTTCTTCGACAGCTTTGATCATCTTGGCGATCGGAATAGCCCGTGAACTTGATACACAGCGAGAAAAGACTCTGTGCCGCAACATTTCTGCATGTATAAACCGTGGATAGGTAAGAACAAAGGAGGTCAGCCTCGTCCCCCACGGATTTAGGCTGTCGGCAACAATTGTTGCTTCATACTGAAACATCCTTACCTCCCTTTGCCGCAACATAAGTACCGATCGCGGGAAGCACATATCGAGTAACTCCGTCTATACGACGAACTTCGATTTCGCCATCCCGAATCTCCAGTACCGTGCCGACGCTATCTAGACAGCTAGCACCCACGGTTAGATCGGAAATGTTCGCGACTAAATCACCGATCGCCACTTCGGAAGCCTTCTCCGCATATAGAGAATCAGCAGATCTTGAGTTTCGTATAGCATCGTGGGTTTTAAAGGCGATCGCTTCGGCAATCAAGGCAAAATCAACCACTTCCGAAGTGGTTACGCTTGTGCTGGAATCGACTTGTTGCGCGATCGCGGTCTTTTTTCTTGTGGTCATCACTAGTTCCTATTCGTTTGGTCTTAGTATGGTTTTCTTTTTGACGTTGTAGTTAAATTGCTTGCCCTCTAAGAGTTCGGCAAAGTCGGAAGCAAGGATGAGTCCTTGGTAGTAAAACCACCTCATCTCCTCGTCTCCTCGCTCAAGACCTTGCTTCATGTAAGCAATAAAATCTTCAAGCTCTTGAAATCCATCAATCCTGTGATTTCGCCCGTTGGACTTCTGGAGGGGAGTGCCATGTTTATCTATACCCATAGCTAGGCGATCGCGCAGGTGGGGAATAAGTATTTTAAATTCACCACCATAGGTTTCGATATCCTCGATTGCTAGGTCGATGATTGCGGGTTCATCGGTGGCGATCGGGGGTGGCTCAGGGATTGAATAATTAACGTGGGATTCAGACATCGGCTATATCTCCAAATCTAAAAACCAGTCGGGCAGAAGTAATAAAAGGAAGAAAATCCTCCTCACCCTCTTCAACTGTGTGGATATCCCAAGCTGTTATGTACCTCAAAGACCCAGTCTCGTCGTAACCTACAAGCGGAGCACTGGTTATTCTGGTACTAACATTCTCTAACTCTTCAACAATGCTGTCTAAGGTGACTTTATCTTGTAGCATCTGGCTTAGCTTCCTGTACTGTGCGATCGCCGTTGTAGTGACCATGTTCGGCATACGAAACCAGTGGTTCCGCATCCATTGTTTGAAAAATCATTTGACATACGCGCATGCCTTTTTCAAGAATAAAAGGCTGGTTTTTGTCAACGCATATCAATTCCAGTGTTGGAACCGAATCGTGCCAACCTGGTTCGCAGTGCCCCGCCTTTAAGTGTTGACACCCCAATCTCGCAGAACTGGATCTGAGGTCGATTGAGGCGGCAATCCATCGGGGGAAATTGCATATTTCGACCCCAGAAGTTAGAACGAACTCGCCATAGTGCAGCGCATATTTCTGCCCCTGACTGAGATCGATATCAATCCAGCCGTTAGGCGTAGACTTCTTGATCGTGTCTCCGATAAAAATATCTAAGCTTGAGCACCCCACATTCTCTGGAATATAAGGCGTTACCAAAGGGACTTCTGGTATGGGCAAGAAATTTTTCCAAAACCACATCTTGAATATGGTGTTTATTCTGCTAGGGTGCAAGAAGTCCTGCTTGGTGAGACGAGGGATCTGCCAAGAATTGTCTCTGCACAAATACTTGATTTGCCAATCTGCTAGAACTCCCACTAAGCCTCCACGATCGCTTCAAATTTTTTGCACGTGTCTGGGTAGTGCTCCATCAGATCGGGGTCTAAGGTCTGAGGTACTTCAATAACGTCCTCGTTGTCGCACCAGTAGTCAGTGTCTCCAACTCTTAACCAAGTGTCGGTAACGGGCTGAGATCCTAGATACTTGCAATTAAAGCAAATCTGTTCAATCGTCTCCATTACACCTCCATGATCGCCTGTAATTTTGTGCATCCCAACCCATCTCCAGAGATATATCCGATATTGAGATGGGTGGTGGGGTTGTAGCTCTCCGCCCGATCGCCTAACGTCTTCCAGAAATCAGTTCTCCAGTTGGAGTCCTGAAGCCAACGTAGTCGCTCAAGAGGTTTTGCCTCAATACGAATCTTGTTGCCCCAGTAAATAGCGATCGCGAAGTGATCGATGCCCTTACCCAAGCAAGACTGGTGCTCCTGAAGTATCTCGGAGATGCACTCAGCAATCACCAGATCCGCCTCGACGTTTACTGGATAGTGGGCAACCAGCCCGTCAGACATTAATCTGCGGGACTGGTTAGGGCTTTCACTATTGCGGGGTCGGAATAGCAACCTGTTTATGGCGATCGCCTCTGGTGGCTTTGGTTTTAGTAGAAGCTTTTGAGACATAGGACGCGGTATCGAATAATGGTAATTGAATTGAGAGTGGTTTCAAAGGGAGAGTTGGTGGGCGATCTCCTACGCTTTTCATCCATGTAGGCAGTGATTCGGTATTACCTCGCCTTAAATCAAGGCAGAATTCGGTCTGTATATACTGGGTCATCATTTCCTCAGTTTTGCTAGAAAATGGGAGAGAATGCGAGCTTGATGTTTGATCAGCCCTCTCTGCTCTCCATAGAATATATTGTTGGTATTTCCAGCCTTGGGATTGTTTTGAAAATACTCTTTCATCACTTCCGCGAACTCTAAGAAAAGCTTTGCGGAAGCGATCGCGTTATCCAAATCCGATTCCTTCATGATAATTCAATTTTGTGGTAGTTTTATATGTTTTCAAGCAAAACTTTCGACCATTGATCGGCGATCATTTAGTCATTCGCCTCTTCGCCTTTAGCAATTTCCCATCCACCATCAATAAACTCCCATATCCATTTCTTCCATTCGTTATACAAAGCTTCTTCCAGATCCTCTTGGCTTAGTTCCGCCCAATTTTCAATAAGTCCTTCTAAGTCAAAGACATCCTCTTGGTCTGACTGAAAACCAATCCCAAGAGTAAATTTGATTCGTGTTGAGCCATCCATAGTATTCTCTCTAGTTAAAACTCTTCGCGATCGCATCTAATACTTTTATTGTCCGACGTTGCAGCCATGATAAACACGGCACTGCGATACTGTTACCGATCGCTGCGTACTTACGAGTATCGCTAGCAGGTTTGCCTTGATAGTCAAAGTCAAGATAGTCGTCGGGAAAGCCCATCAGTCGCAAACACTCGGTTGGAGTAAAACGGCGAGTAATGTATGCGGTTCGAGTATCTTGCATTGCGATCGCTGCACCGCCACCTCGACCATTCATCCAGCTTTGATCGTGCTTACCTGCCCTGATTGGTGGGCATACCTTCCCAGCATCCCTGCCATTATCGACGGAGGAAAAGGCGATTTCTCTGACTAGGTGGTAACGACCAGAAAAACCCTCTTGGTTCCCAAGCCATTGTTTTTTGCCACAGTTTGCAAGAATAGGACCAGTTACGGATTCTTCGTTGGCTAATCGCCAGTCCTGTTCATCAACACCTAAGCTAAGATGATCAGCGATCGCAGCAGCCAGAAGTTCTTCTCGACAAACGTTAAGTGGCTCTCCAGCGCTAGTTTTAGCAGTCTTGGTAATCTTACTTTTTGAGTTGCTGACCTTCGTAACAACCCGTCTTTCGCCTTCTGGCTCAAATAGTATCGCTGCTGGTACGCCTGCCAGTCCTGATAACTCGCTTGCGGGTATTTCTGGGAATAACTTTCCCAAGACTCTAGTATCGATCGCACAGAGGAAGATTCGATTTCTTCGCTGGGGTACTCCAAAGTATTGAGCATCGATAACTCGGTATGCGACACTACGGTGTTGTCCAAGAAAAAAGCCTGAACGCGACCATTTGCCGTTTCTTCTGCGAGAAGACAACGGTTCTTCCTCTCCCAAAATTGCCGCGAGCATACATCCAAAAGCGTTGTCGCGGGTTGACAGGACTCCATCGACGTTTTCCCAGAAGAGTATAGGGCATTGATCTCTAGCTGTAAGTTCATTCCATGCCTCCACAAATGTTTTTGTTAATTGACCGCGAGCATCGCCTAAAGAAAGACGGTTCCCAGCAAGAGAAAATGCTTGGCAGGGGGTTGACCCCATAAAGATGTCGGCATCCTTGATCTGGCTCCAGTCGATACTATTTAGGTCTCCAAGATTCGGGACTGACGGATATTTGTGAGCCAAGAAAGCGTTACAAAATGGGTCAATATCTGAGAACGCGATCGCCTCCCAATCTTTATCCCATGCGGCAGACTGGGCTTCTATGCCAGAACAAACAGTAATATATTTTAGCTTTCTCACTACTTTAGCCCCCAGCAAGGGACGCACAGCTCGCCCTTCGTATTGCAAAAAGTGGTAATCAATATTTTTTCCTCGCGATTGAGCTGCAATAAATCTTCAAAAACGATTTCCCAGTGAGTGTCAGGGCGATCGCATAGCATTACGATGTCATGGGTAGTAAATATGTGGTAGACACCATCTTTGACCTGTGCCTGACATTCCCGCATTAAATCAAGAATGATAGCTTGACGCTGCTGGGGTTTTAGCAGATCCCACTCACCGCTTCCTTGAGCAGTATGTTTAACTTCAGCAACATCCTGCAAATCCTTACCGCGATCGCCTTGAGTTCCTCCCGACTTTCGGTTGACTGTATGGAGAAAGCGATTGAGAGGGTCTCCAGTCCAGAAACCAAGGATGTCACTTGAGGTCTCAGCCTGATTATCGAGTCCTTCTTGTACTCCAGTAGCTGCAAATAATCGGCTACTGCTTTTCTTGCTTCTGGGAGTGGTTGGTGCGTGATCGCCTGTGTGAACTCCATCTCGAAAATACTGACCTGTAGCTCTATGGGGTCTAACATGGGGAAATTCCAATTTAAGTATAGATAGCAGGAATCTTGCAGAGTGGTAAGCAGATCCGATCTTGCTTACCAAGTAGGCAATTAGTTTGTTCATCTTTCTTGAAATGCTTCTGTCAATATTGCCATAAATCTACGTTATTAATCAAACTATTTTACGGAAGCAGGGATGCGTTGCAAGGATAAAATTCTTTTGACGCGATTTTGTTGTTTGTCGATTAGACTATTTCTGAGATCTTTGATTGGCTGGCATTCTGGGCGCTGGCATCCAAACCCAGAATGCTTGGGGTGAGGCGAGAACCAATACCAATCCCTCTTGCCATCCCTAGCCCCACAAAAAGCGCAACTAAGTCCATCGGGATAACAGCCACTATTCCTTAAGAGCGGAAGAATTTTCTCCCCACCTCTCATTCCAACCGTCTCTCCGCACCAATACTCCCAAGTCTGGATGGGGTAGCAAGGCAATCCTCGAACCCATAAAGCCAACTGCGCGATCGCCGTCATCATCGTGCCGCCGCAAGACAGTTTATCGCTCCAGCTTGGGTATGAAGATCCACCTCTTGTTGCCCAAGGGCGGGAATGAGCTTTCCCATAATAATCAAACCAGTTCAGGCAAAGTCGGTTGCGATCGCTAACTACAAACTCGGTCTTACGATACGACTCGCCGAGTACTACTAAGACCCTGTTCGCTATTTCTAATCTTGTTTTGTCAATCACTGCTTTTTGCTCCTTGCTGTTCTGGATGGTTTCTGAATTTAATCTCGAACTGCCGAGTTTTCATTGTGCTTTTGCGGTAATTCAGATCTGAAAAAGCGGCTTAGGCGATCGCGCACTTAAAGTCCAAGGTTTCTGGATCTGGGCGGTAGCTAGACTCCTCGTAGCAAACAACCAGCTTTGTTTCTTCGATCAGCTTGTTTAACTCGGCAAGTTTTACGCGGATCTCGTGGCTTGGCGGCAGTATTTCCGAGATATCGTCAACACCATCAGGTAGATCAAATTCAGCAATCTCAGCCCACGGCAAATAAACTGGTCTACCTAAGAAAAGGCGAGCCATTTCACAAATACCTTGAGGAGATTGCTTGGCTTCCGCCCATTCAAGATCAATATCCTCATCTTCTCCGATCTGATCTTCGTAGTATTCCCAGACATCACCGATATCGTGAAACCATTTTCCCAGGCGATCAGAGTATAGAGCCATCCCTTCTTCGTAGGGTCTAACTGGGCAACTTAAATAACGCCTGACACTTACCATATCAACCTCCTAAAAATATTCATCATCTTCAACAATCTTTTCAACAAACCGAATCGAGTGGTCGCCAGCTTTAATCCTCTCTCGCGCCTGACTATCCAACTCCTCAAAATTACTCACCGCAGCTTTAACCATCGACTCAAGCGCCTTAAACAGTTGCTCTAGCCCCTGAGTATCCAGATGCGTGAGATTGTTTGCGGTAAGGTATTTATTCTTCCAGATCTCTAGCTCCTCAGCTAGAGACTTGCCACGAATATCTTCTAACCACATTCGCTGGCACTGGATTTTGGCTAGGAGTTTAGAACGATCCATCGGCGCTTAGGGCAGACCAATTAAATTCGTCGGCAGTAATCCATTCTCAAGTTTTACGGAGCGACCCGTATAGGTTACTACGGCCATACCACCTTTGCGGTAATTAGGTAGTTTAGGCTTTTGAGACACCCTTCCAGCTTTAAGAGCTTTGAGCAAACCAAAAAAGCCCTTAAAGGACTCCGCAACATCACCTAAAACCTGCTGAGCTGTATCAGAATAAAAAGCTTGGTAGTGTAAATTTTTATTCCTTACACTAAGTTCTTTTTGTAAATCATACTTAGACGGAGCTTTCCCAGTCTTAAAGAATAGTTGTCGAGAATAATAAATAGCGCAATTTCCTAATTTTACTGACTCACCACAAAGGAACTCAAGCACAGCTCTTGTTTCTTTATCAGGATTAATTAGGTTCTGTTGACACTTAAACATTTTGGTCATACCTCTTAAAGCCTCCGTTTATCCTTGACCTACTTGATCTCAGTTTCCAAGGCTCTCTAATTGACTGAAGAACGTCCCTGACTTGTTCAGGGCTCTTATTGAGTCTCTCGGCGATCGCTGCCGTTTTCCACCATTGACCATCTTCAAGCAGCCTGTAAATCCTAAGTGCAGTTTGTTGAGACACTGTTAACTCCACATCTAAGCTCGGCATTTGGTTAGGATCAGTCTTGGCTGCCCAGACCTTGAGATTTTTTCTGAGTGATTTATCCATACCAGAACATGATAGAGCCTGATAGGTTATATGTCAACACATTTATTCATTTCCCAGAGACACACCAGTGGTAAGCGTTTGCGGGTTCCTGAGACCGACACTGTTGCCATAAGCCCATCCTCGGAGATAGCAACACATCGCATCAAGCTGCGGAATTGCCAGTTGTAGGCGGATTCGATAAATCTTTGCCTATCCCACTTGCCTTCGATGTGCTCCGCTTCGAGATCTATCCAGTCGCCGTATGGTCGTTCGGCGATCGCGCAAACATCATTCACCTGTGGCTGGGGTATCCACGGGGTCATGGTGTAAATGTCGGCAACATGGCGAGGGTTTTTTACGATGTCTTCGTTTTTGGACTTGTTCCAGTAGTTGTTCGTTAACGGCCTTGACTGCTTTGCTGGTGCGGGACTTGGGTTTTTCGGAACAAGCTCATCGATTGAACGCTGCTGCGATCGCTGCATTCTTTTGAGTCTTGCGGCGGCGATCTCGTCGATTTCTGATTGAGAAATTTCTTCTTGCATGATTATGGAGTTCGGGTATAAGGTTTGCCGTCATGTGAATAGGGTAGGAGAAAGCTTTCTCCGTCAGGTGATTCATAAAGAGGAGCTTGAACCCATTTCCTATTCCTCTGAGCTGTTTTCGAGCGCTTTGATGAGTGTTGTTGGTAGTCGGCATACCCTTTGAAGTAAAAGTTCTTGCCGTCCCATCTTTTTATTTCGAGTGGAGGGTTGTTGTTTTCCATGTCTTGTTGTAATTTTGTGTGTTTTTACCCACAAGAAATAAATCTCGTGGGCTTTTAACTAGCTAACTCGACGCAATTCGTCTACGGCAACCTTGATCACCGAATTGTCAGGGAGTAGTAGATGGGCGATACCAAATTTGCCGACTTCTGGGGTCTCGGCAATGCTTAAATGGGTCACTCCACAGACTTCATTTGGCTTTGGTATTTCTCCTGCGTTGATGCGATCGTTCATTTCCTGCTTTTCTTCGGGGGTTGAGTAGGAAATGTTGAGTACGACTTGGCATCCATCTTCGAGATCGCCAAAATAGTTGGTGTTATCGGAGGGTGATGTAGTGATCGCCTGTTTTGACTCCGACTTTTGAGCGGGTTTCGGTGCGCCAATATCAAAGAAAGTAGCAAGAGAGCCGTTATACCCCAATATAACCTTTCTATTCTTCCCACAGCCATCTGCATTGCGGCGCTTTAATGAGATTATCTCGGCGCGATCGGAGGGAAGCTCAAAATCGTCATATTTCTCGCCTCGATACAAGCCAAAAACGTCGTCAGCATTCTCCTCGATCGCCTTGCCACCGTACAAGCCATCAATGGTTGGGCGCTTGTCTGTGCCTTTTAAAGACTCTTTGGTTAGCTGAGACAAAGAAATCACTGGGATGTTGTAGTCTTTGGCGATCCCCTTCATTTCCTTGACGTATCGGTTGATTAAGCTAAAATCATCTCCGCCTTTTTCGGCAATTTTGATGTTATCGATAACGATAAATCCTAACTCACCAGCCCCGCCATGTTTCCTTGCATGTTTGCGAGCAAATTCTTTGGCTCGATTGAGTATCTGGGGGATGGTAGCCTTGTTGTCCTCATCGATCGCCAAGTTGTTAAGCAAATCTCCGACAGCAGAGGCTTTAGCGATCCTTTCAAGGTCTTCATCCCGAAAATCTCTTCGACGCATACGAGATAGGGCAACTTTTGCCTCTGACGCAATCCATCGGTCAACGACATTACGTGTGGACATCTCCATAGAGCCGATATAGCCGACCTTGCCTTGAGCCGAAAGAAATTTAGCCATGTTCCACGCCGCTCCAAACAGCAACATGGATTTGCCAATCCCAGAGTCTCCACCAATTACGGTGAATTCTCCGCCCCTAAAGCCACCTTCAAGCATCTCATCCCAAGCTGCGTACCCGCTAGGAATGATTGGGCTGCTATCTTCAGCTTCTGGGTCAAGAAATTCGGCAATGCGATCGGTGTAGGCTGCACCCACTTCAAATACCGTGCTGCGAGGTTGGGATGCGGACATCGCCTCGCCAATCATGTCTTGTGCTTTAGTACAGGCATCAAGAATGGTGACTTCCTCATCGTAGGCGGCAGCGATCGCAGCTCTACTGGCTTTAATTAAATCTCGGCGAATAGAGGCTCCACGGATTAATGCCGCAGCAGATTCATAATGGGCGGGGCTCTGGACGTATGTGCTACCCATTACGTCGGCATAGGTGCTGTTAACCAAGGCGGCGATACTTTCAAAGCCGTAGAGGTCTTTAAAACCCGTTTCCCGCAATGACGCTGCAAGGTTTAGGGTGTTGATATCGCGATCGCTGTCTCTCAGGAATAAAGCTGCCCTGTAAAATGCCCCTAGAAGGCTCGAAAAAAACATCTCAGGTGTGATTGCATCTACGACTAGGCTAAGAAGGCTTCCACCCTCAAAAATCCCCGCAATGATGAGTTGCTCGGCTTCGACGTTGTTGGGTTCGATCTGCGCGTTGAGTCTTTGGACTTGTTGAATGTCTTTCATTGTTATGCTGCCTGTGATCTTCTGAGTAACTGTTTGCGCTTGAGTTCTGCACGAATCTTGTCAATATCGACTCGCTCTCCATCATCTTCGGGCTGCTCAAATCGCTGTTGTTCGGCTTGTCGTTGTTGAGCGGCGATCGCTTCGGAAGCTTCGAGTTTGAGGGCTTGATCGACGAGTTCTTGAAACTTGCCCCAAAAACCAAGAGCTATGCAATCTTTCATTACGTTGAAAATAAAATCGGTGGCTGCCCCTACTGTTGCTTCGTCGCCCCGCTTTTTCTTTCGCTGAATGCAGACATCAATTAGAGACTTACGCCAGTCATTCGGGTGCTTGCCGTTATGCCATTCCGCGTAGCCAGCTTCTACGAGTAGCTTGGGTGCATGGCGATTGTAAGACTTGCCTTGGTTGAAGCGATCGCCCATTTTATCCACGACGACCTTCTTCGGTAAATTTTCGGGCAAAGGGGAAAGGGGGCTTTGGGGGTTTGGGGTTTCTTCAATTCTCGGAGTTGTTTGCGCGGGAAAGGATTTATCTTGATTCTGCGACGAAGGAGCGATCGTGAAAAAATCATCCGCTCTTATCTCTGTAGTAATCTCTGTAGTAATCTCTGTATATAGATTGTCTGTCTTGCCAAAGCCGTCTTGGTTGTTTTGCTTTGACGCTCTTGATTGATTTACCAAGACATCCTTGTTTGCTTTGTTTTGACAAACAGAGATGCTTTGTTCTGACAGACATGACTCTTCCAGCGTTTTAGAACCTTTTTGTTGGTTGCATTTTTGGTGCGCTGGGCGAATATTGTCAAAGGTGTGGCTACCTCCTTTGCTTAGCGGGACGACATGATCAAAGGCAATTTTGCTCATGTTCATACCAAAATCGATCGCTTGGTTGCATACATGACAGTGAAGCCCATGCGTTTTAACTACATCTCTGTAGTCCACATACTGTCTCTCGGCTTGAAGCTTGGTAGCCCTCATCAGTCCCGTGCGAGATAGGCTCAATAAGGATTGCTCATTTATCTCCAGAAACGTGTCGAGATCGACAATTCTCTTAGTGCCAAGAATCAACTCTCGTATAGCCAAGACGTTGATGCGGTAGTAGAGCTTGCAAGGGACACCTTCTTTTTTTTCTTGCAATACACCGATGGTCTTGAGTTTCCTTCGAGCGTTTTCTTGCTCGCTTCGCGTCATTCCAGTCTCTTCTTGCCATTCGGCGGCGGTCTTGTAGAACCAACCATCTTTTTCTGGCGGGAGCGTCTTAGTCCAGTAGACGGATTGAGACAACATTACGGCAGCTACGACACTGCCTGAGATATCGGCAAAACATTTGTGATACGCAATAGGGCGATCAAAAAGCCTGAATAAGGCTTGACTATCAAGAAGATCTTGATCGTGCATAATTAAATTTTTCCTACGAAACTAATGTGAAATAAACAACCAAAGCGCCCTTGAGATACCCAAGAAACCACTTGTCTACCAGTTTTTTCACCAATTCCGTAAATTTCTCTTCACAAAGCGATCGCCATGTGTTAGAGTTATCTAGAATTGGCGGTCGTAACTGACCGAAATGATGTGAAACAACTAAATTCCAAAGAAATGAAAGAGCAGCTTGGTCGTTAGCTCTTTTATTTTTTGCTTATTTTTAGCAGGTGGGTCTCTCATTTGCTTCTTTGGTGAATCCACAATAACACAACAAAACTACGTTAGGAAATTAAGATTTAGCGATCGCCTAGCCAATTGTTCCTGCGGCAGATAAGAAGTCAATCAATTCGATGGCGTAGTCTTGAGAGGCTTTCCACTCAGCGATCGCCTCTTTCAACGACTCATACTTAGTCTCGCCAAACACAGGCGAAACATAGGGATCGAAGTTAGAGTCTTTTGGGGCTATATGGGTGAAAAACCCAATTCCTTTGCAGTTGGGCGCGGAGCCAATAATCGTGCAATGTTTTAACCCCATCGTTTCAAGTTGCTGCATTGACACTCCCCGCACTGAAGTGACGGGGATTCCTGATTCAGCGAGACAACTTGCCAGATAGACTTGCATCTAATTGGTAGAGGTCGAACTCTCCACAGGCGTGAATTTGGGTATGCCCTACCC